TGCCAGCCATATCCACATAACCACGCTCACCACCACCTTGGTTCTCAAGACGGGTGGAACCCATCGGAATCAGGGTGCTGAATCCAATGTATTTAGGATCAAGCAGGTAGCCGACATTGGTGGTCGCGGTTGGCATACAGGCAGGGTTGCCGTTGACAATGCGAACCAGACCGAAGTCACTGTCGAAGAGGCTCACCGAAAGGGTGATCTTCTTGGTGGTAGCGTCTTGGTTGACTTGGTAGATGTTTTCGTTGGATGCACCACCGTCATTGCGGGTGAAGTTAGCAATCACCTTGCGAAGAGCGATGTTCGCCACAAGGGTAAGGTTGCCAAGCTCGCCAGTTTGACCGTAGATCGAACCAAGGATGTCGTTGAAGCCAGACTCGGTAAGAGTGGAGTCAACAATCGAGGCGGATGGAGTGCGGAACGCAGCAGGAACATCAGATGGGCCAGCGGAGTCGAGCCAGTCACCAAAACCACGAAGGGCATATGGAGTGCCAGCACCGTCTTCGACAGTACGATCGTTGTTCGAGCAGATGGAAGCCTCGGCATCACGCTTAAGCTCACGCATACACTTGGCTTCCGCCTGCGCCACGTTAGCTGGGCCAACGGAGGTAACAGCTTGTTGCAGGTTGGAGACAAGGTAGTCGCGGCGGAAGATTTGGACGTAGTTGCCAAGACGGGCGCGTCCAGCGAACTTGTCGTCAAAACCGCTAACATCTACACCTTCGGGGATACCCGTGGTCACTGGAGCGGAGAGGCTATCCACAACCCACTCATGGAAGGTCGAGGTAGCCTTACCCTTGGCTGCAAGCGAAAGGACGGGGGTTTCTTCTGGGGCAAGGATGGTAAGGATGTCAGAGAGATCCTCACGGTTTCCAATGGCGGAACCGACACCAGTTTTTGCGGCTGGGGCGGACGGTTGATAGGTATTGCTAATAGGCATTGTTTTAGTAGGTTAAAGTTATTTCAACTGTGCGATTCTTGCTGCAACCCAATCTTCTGGACTCCCTGTTTTCTCAAACCGGGAATACGCATCTTTTGCCTTAACCTTAGTATTTTTGCCAGACCTCGCGGCTCCAGAACTAACGGGTGAAGCGGGTGGTTCCACCTTCAACTTCGTTCCCGCTCCGGCAGCGAGCTTTGCTTTATTTCCTAAGATTGATCTAACGGCGTGTGCAAGTAGGTATTCTACCTGCATTCCAAGCTCTGGAATCTCCTTTTTCACACGCTCAACAAGTGGGTCTGACACCATAACCTTGAAGTTCTTTCCAATCTGGGACTCTTCATCCTGGATCTCTGGAACCTCTTTTATTGCAGCCTCCTTGTATTGCTTGGTCAACTCTGTGAGTTGCGCCATCTTTGCAAGGTGCTGATGCTGTGCTGGCAAGAACTTCGTAATTGCCTCTCTAGCATTGCGGTTGGCCTTGCGAATCTGTTTCTTCGTGAATTCTTTGTCCCCAACAACGATGAAATCATCAGGGCCATAGTCTTCATGCTCTTCCAGAATCGCATCTGTTGCTTCGAGAGTCGCCTCAAGCTCTTTGTATTTCGCTTGGATACTTTCCACGGAGGAAAGGTCTGCAAACGGATTCTTGTCTTGCGGGATCTCGCTGACTGGTTTCGCCGCCTCAATTTGGTTAGCCTTCTCTTCAAGTGCTTTGTTCTTAGCGGTCAGTTCCCCGATACGCTCAAGAAGTCGGCTCTTGCCCTTCTTTGCTAATTCCTTGATTTGGTCTGCCGTCAGACTCAACAGGTCTATGTCAGTAGTAGATTCTTCCTCCTCCTCGGATTCCTCCTCCTCAGACTCCTCAGATTCTTCGGCTTCCTCCTCGGTTTCTTCAACCTCAGTTTCTACCTCTTCTTCTTCGGTTTCCTCGGGTTCAGTCTCTTCGACGGATTCCGTTTCCACTTCACCTCTTGAACGCAGAGAAATTACTTCCTCAAAGCTCAAGTTCTCAACACTGGGTTTATCGTCTTCAGCGGTGGACGTATTGGTTGCTTGCATATTTTATCACTAGTTAACGCCCAGCGGTGGCGAGTTGCTGGAACCTAACCAGATAATCATTACCTTGTCAAGTAGTTTACTAATGATTCGGTCTTAGACAAAATAAGAGGCGCAGGATTTACCCTGCGCCCCTTAGACACGAACACAACAGAACAAGAGGGAGACAAAACCCTCCGGGGCAAAGAAAGCACCGGCAGCTAGTCTTGTCAAGAAAGAATCTGGAGTAACTCATCCAGGGTGGCTACACTCCCTACGCACTTCATCACGTCACGTTCATTCTCACATTGCCGTAGGTCTGAGAAGAACCGTTCACGTTCATCACGGACAAACTGGACGATTGCCTCAAAGTCGTCCCGGCCACGAAGTGATTCGACTGACTGCGATAGCGTTGGCTTATTGTTGATAATCATTTAGATCCTCGTTTGATTTTGCGCTCTTGCTTGAGCATTTCCTTTGTAGGCTTCTTGCCAGAACCCTTTGCTGCACGGATATTGTCCCACATCCCGCGAGGGGAAACAGAACCATCTTTGCGTTTAATCATCTGCTTTTTCATCAGTCTCTGTATTTTTGGGACATCTTACGAACCTGCGGATACTTACGCTTGATTCGGTCTTTGTTCTCCATTTCCTCCTTTAGTTTCCTGCGATGTTTCTTCGCGGGACTCTCTTTCTTGGTTGGCTTCATTGCTGCATATTCTGGGTATCAACTCCACCCATGTCTGCGGGTGACGTTCCAATCTTGCCGATCTCGGAGTTCTGAGCCTGCTGCATCATGAACTCATACTGGCCTGCATACTTCTGCAAACGCTCGGCAAACGCAGGGTCTTGCTGCGCCCGTTGCGCCACATCCGGCTGCTGGACATACGCTTGAACCATCTGCATAGCGATTTGTGCGCCATTAGGACGGGCAGGAACCTCGATGCCAGAGTAAATCTTCGCAAGGTCATCGGTAATGTCTTTCATCATCTTGTCTTGCGCTTCCTCGGCAGGTTGCAGAACGTAATCCGCAAAGATCGGGTTGATAGAAGCGGCCACAAATTCCAACATCTTGTTCACGTCGATGCGCCCATTCCGGTCTAGCTGCACCAAGGAAACCATATTCCGTAGCTGAGTCTCTGCCGTCTCTGGATCGTTCGACTGCGAGTCAAAGTTCACCACGATGGAGAAGTTGTCATCTGGACTACCCTTCGTCATCGTTTGCGGGTTTGGATTCCCCGTAACTTGGAAGAACACCTCATCCGGCCCCATGCGTTGGAACAGCTTCCATGCCATGCTCAGAACGTCCCGAACATGGGAAAGGAACTTGTCCACTACAAACTGCTGGCGGAAAGCGGAGATAGGCGACGATGGGTCAAGCCCCACCGCCCTGTCTGCTTGCTGAACCATCTGCTGCTCAATGCGCTCGCTACCTGGGTCAAACGGAGGAGTCGGGCCGAAGGTAACTTCACCCATCCGACGATACGGGACACGACGACCTGGCCCCCAATCGGAAGGCGGCCTGCCTGCTGGGTGCATGATCGGTGGCAACGTAGCCAGACTGGAGCGGTCAATACGGCTGTCACGCTCAGTCTTAACCTGCATCTGCGCCCCACGGAGGATGTCAGAGAAGTTAGCCGTCTCATAGATCCGCTTCTGGTCATTGGACAGGCGAGTCACGACAAACGGATAATCGTCGTAGCCATTCAGAAGTTCATGCTTTGCAAAACCTTCCGCCTGCGGGTGGAACACGGTGCAATAAATGCCCTCGCTTCCGTCCTCTTCATCAATCAAACGCTGGTAGGCATACACAACCATGACAAGATCGTTGTCATCGGTGATGGGCAGACGGTTGAAATCCTTGGTTTTCTCACCATCGTAATACATCGTGTCCTTACCACGTAGCGTTTCGATGGCAGTATCCACCCATTTCTCGTCCCAGCCCTCGTTTGTGACTTTCTTCTCCAGTTCCTGTGCCGTCATAAACGTCCTCCAGAAGGCGTAGGGGGCGCGTTGCGGGTCGGAGCAGTAGGAAGGGAACAAAACCTCCCCATCGGGCGCACAGGTGTATGCTACGGGGCAATCAACGGTATTGCGCGGGATAGGCACTTCTGCGACACCCATCCTCCGTAGATCCTTTACGACAGACTTAGCTCGTTTCTTGGAGATTACCGGAAATGCCTGCTGCAAAAGCGCGACAACTTCTTCGTCATTCGTGCCAGAAAGAATGAGATCAACCATTTCAGGCATCAACTGGGCAATCTGCTGCAAGTTTACAGCCTGCTTGAAGGTGCGGGACTCCCGCTTCCAGCCCACATAAGTGACCATGATTCCCTTCTCCAGCAGGTAGTTCGCACCAAGTTCCATCTCTTGGCGGAAGTTTGGAATGTAGATGGAGCGCATCCACTTAAGGAACGCCGAAACGATAGCTGCCCG